GCATGTTAACCAAGTCGGTATCTTCTATGCTCGGCAGCTTCTTGAAGCCCCGTGTTACGCGGGTTCCGATGGACATGAAGCCGTAAATCTTGCGGGCAACTTCGCCCGAGATTTCCTTTCCTTTCCGCAATTGCTCCCAGCCATTTACAGCGTCAGAAACTTTTTCGCTGATGGACCGGTGGCCGCGGTAAGTGAACAGGTAACCATTTGATTTTAAATCACTTGCCACGGGCTGTAGCTGGTATCCGGCTTGGGACAAAATGAGCCACGAGCCTTGTGTCATGTCGAGCGCGTTGATAGTGTTAATTCGCGTCACATTGCCGAGTTCGTCACGAGGTTCATATCGCTTCGGAAATCTTCTGGCGATGCGACGCACGACATTTTCAGCCACTTCATGCACACGCCGGGGGATACGGTAGGATTGCGACAGCGTCTCTGATCCACCGGGCAGGTTGATGAACCGGTCGACGTTAGCGCCAGCCCACCGATAGATTGCCTGATCGTCATCGCCCGCTGCGTACATGCGCTTGGAGTTAGCGTCCAAGATGTCGGCGATGTCCCATTGCAGATTGCTCAAGTCCTGCGCTTCGTCGAGGAAGCACAGATCAAACTCTGGGCAATACTTGTCGGACTGCCGCACAAACTCTTCCAGCATGTCGGTAAAGTCGTAAACGCCCATCTTCTTTTTGTATTCGCGCAGGCATTTGTCGACGTAATTGACCGTGTTCCAGTCAGCTTCGATGTGGCTCATGTTGTATTGGTCGCGCAGAGAAACCTTCCGCAGCCGGGCTAGGTTAATCAGCCCCAGAACAGGATCGTTGGCCGCGGTCATTGATGGGACGTCTTCGAACTGGTCGTGTTTTGCGCCAACTAGACTGACGCCGATTGCGTTCCCCAGCTCTTTGTAGTTCTGCGGCTGCATCACCTGCTCGGGCCTAATATCTGTGAAAGTTAGCGCCAGCGAGTGCAGGGTGCGGAAATAGATGAGGTCTTTCTTGGGGTCCAAGTTAAAACGCGACGCAGCACGTTCCTTGGCTTCGTTGGCGGCCTTTCGGGTAAACGCTAAGAAGGCTATGCGGTGTGGGTGAATGCCGCTTTCTAGGGCGTCATCCACCATGTTCAGCAAGGTGGTGGTCTTCCCAGTGCCGGGAGGCCCGAATATCCTAAACATTCTCTGCCTCTATCTGTCTGACTATCTGGCGAATGCGCTCACGGGTTAACCCGTAGATTACCCCGATGGCGGTAAAGGTCATGCGCTTGCGCTTCCAAAGGTCGTAAATCTCTTTGTTGCGCTTGATATATTTCTGCTGCGTCAAAACGGTGCCCCCTGCGTAGAACCAAACTCTGGCGGATTGATGTCGATGTCTGCGCTGTCAAACGACGGTATCTGCCAGACACGAACGGCACGGCCCTTGATCTTCAGGACAACGCTTTCGCCATTGATGTCGCGTAACCGCTGGGCAATCTTGTGCGACTTGTATTCAAAGAACTTGTTCTTGCGTAGGAACGCTTCGAAATCTTTCAGGCGGAAATAGGTGATGCCTTGTTCTTCGTCGGTCCATGGGCGACGGAGCAGGATTTCTTCTTTGTCCTGCGCCTGCTGTAGATGGCGGCAGAACTCTTCGAGGTAATCGTAGAACTGGCCGCTGATGCTGGCGTCTTGTGCCACTTCGATGATTGCGCTTTCGTTGTCGCGCATCTCAGTCAGCAAGGTGCTGATGCGGCCTTCCCACTGCTGCTTGGCCACGGAGCGTGGCATGAAGTTGAGCTGTTCCATGCAGGCTCGCTGGAACGTCATCTGGTTCATCAAGGCTTCGGTATCCAGCTCCAGAGGCTCGCCGTTGACGTCCATGAACCACACAGGAGGGGTAGAGTTGTACTTCCGCAGGTTCGCGATTGTGGCCCCGGATACAGCGGCTCCTACGCCGTGTTTGCGGGTTCGGCACAGCTCTTTATTGCAGTATGCGTTGATCGGAGCGTCGTTGCACTTGTAGGCGTAGTCTTTGCGCTGCACCTGCTTGGCGACTATGTTGACCTCCGGCAATGGCAATGGCGGAGATAGGTACTCCATGTTGTAGCGTAATATCTCGGATTCCCAACTGTCAGGATATGCTTTGCGTAGGTATACCCCGATGTTGAATAGACCATTGTTTCTGCCCCCTTCGCTGATACCGACTTTACAAAGTATCTGTAAGCAAGGCGGTCCATCTTGAAGCAGTTCGGTCTCACCGTTGCCTACGACTTGCAGCTTAACGACTTCTTCGGGCGTTTGAACATGTTTATCGTATAGCCCGTAAAACTCTTCTAGCGTAGCGGATGTGCCATCGTCGAGGAATGCGTAACGCAGTCCGTTTTCGTGATCGTAATACGGCAGATTGAGAAAGTTACCTACGTCTCCGCGATCCAAATGTAACTTAATCTGCTTTGGGAATATCTCACTCTCGCCATAGCCGAGGGCCGCGGACATATGTTGCAGCGCCTTCTGTATGTCTTTTGCTTCGACCCACTCGGACGAAAACAGGAAACAGTGCGCCCCGCCCGACTTGGAGCGGCATACCACTAAAGGCAACTTCAAGCGCCGGATTTTTTCAACCAAAAGCTTGTGGTCCAGCGGGTACTGATCGACGTCGATGCAGCCCCATTTGCACATATTGTCTTCGTTGATAGGGATAATGCCCAGCCCAGCGCCTTTGCCGTACAGGTGGTTTTCCCAAAGCTTCTCGGGCCGTGGTTGTCGGATGACGCCAGCCTTACCTTTGGTTTTGCCGCCGGTTCCTGTTTTTTCTATTTTGAAGTAGCCATAAGCTTCCTTCAGGCCATCAAAAATGGCCGCAAACTTTTCTGCTGACATTGTTGCCCCCTACGGAAAAAATACGGCGGAGCCGAAGCCCCGCCGCAACGATGACTTAAAACGGTGTGTCGCCGCCTGTTTCATCTTCCGTATGTTTAACAACAACATCGCCCGCAGTGATGCTGTCAGCGAACGCTTTGGCTCGACCGTACAAACCTGCATCAGTGATTGGGCCGTCTACCGACATTTCCCAGCCATGCCACGAGCCTTTTGAGTTTTCCTCTTGGATCGTTTTCAGGTGGTAGATGTGCGAGAAACGCGGTGGGGTGAAGGGACCGTTCTTGCCCTGCATCTGGCGCGAAGCCATCATGCTGTTCCACTTACGCGACTTTTTGAGCTGCGTAGATTTCATGGCAATCAGAGCGGTCTCAGCGCCACCGTCTTCGTTCAAAAGAACGACGAAGTGCTGATGGGTCTCTTCGATGTACTCGCCATTGCCGCTAACAACGTAGTCTTTGTTGTCGTCTGCGGAACGTTGAGTTTCGGGACGGTTGTCACCGGGCTCGTAAATTGCCACGGGCGCACCGGTTCCGCTGCCACGCGGAGCCCACTGGATGAAGCGACGCTGGTAAGCACAGGGGATCACGCGGATACCGTCCTTACCTTTGTAGATTGCACCAGTAACGGTGTTGTAAATATCGCCCTTACGAGCCTTTTCGTTCTCGTCCAACACAGGGTCATTGCCTGACAGAACTTTAAGGAAGGGAAGCGCGAGGTCTTCCTGTCCCATGTTCTCCATGCCACGGCCTGCATCGGCTTCAAACATTGATGGATCGAACTCCATGATTGCGGAGTTCTGCTTCGTTGCGACTGCTTTGCTAGTCATGATTATTTACCTCTCTTGATAACTGCACGTTGGCCAACCCATGCTCCGAAAAGCTCCATAGGAAACGCATCCCCTTCTTCCACGCGTTCTTTTACGAAAGCGCGTAGCGTCTGCGGATGGATTTCGGTCTTTTGCTCGGGAACATAGCCTTGTTGCTGCGCGAATGCAGCGAACGCACTTGCTTGATCGTCTTCTCCACGTCCGAACTGGCACAAGACAGTATTTTTGATAATGTCGTCGTACCCGTTGTCGCGTAGCCACTCGTAAGCGGCGGGACGGTTGTCCATGAGGATTGAAGCCCCATAGGTTTGCTTAACCTCGACGGTCGACCCGTCATCAAGGCTAAACGAAGAGATGCCGATTTCAGCAAGCATTGCTGGCATTTCTTCATCCGTGAGCTTCAGAAGGGCCTTCTTTTCGTCCTTGAGTGTTTCCTCAAGGCCTTGAATCCGTTCTTCTTTGTCTCGGATTTGGCGGGCCAACGCGGCTACCGAAGTAAGCCCCTGTTGGTCTACTTTTTCTACAGACGAAGCTAGGGTCTCCTCGAAGTCTTGCTCCATCAATTTCGTCAAGTCATCACTCATCGTGTTTCTCCTGTCGTGGTTAAAGGCACCGGTTGGGCCTTGACAAAAACAGATAATATCTTATATCATAAATCTGTCAAGCGGTTTTTTTCACAGGACACACAAAATGGGATTCGAGTTCAAAACACAGCCCTACGACCACCAGCGCAAGGCGCTCAAAGACTCGTGGTCCGCGGAGTATTACGCGCTCTTCATGGAGATGGGCACGGGGAAGTCGAAGGTGGCTGTCGACAACATAGCCATCTTATACGAAGCCGGGAAGATCACGGCGGCATTGATAGTCGCTCCGAAGGGAGTGTACGACAACTGGGTCCGCGGGGAGATACCCGCGCATCTTCCGGACAGGATCGTGCGCCACGTCATGCGGTGGAGCCCCGTGAAGACGCAGAAGTACGAGAACGAGCTAAAGGACTTCATCGTCGACAAAGACCAGAAGCTCAAGATTTTTGTCATGAACGTCGAGGCGTTTTCGTCGGAGCGCGGCTTTGAGGCAGCGCAGGCGTTCTTGTACCAGAACCCGAACAACATGATCGTCGTGGACGAAAGCACGACCATCAAGAACCGCAAAGCGCAGCGCACGGCCAACCTGATTAAGCTGCGCGACTTGGCCAAGTACCGCCGCATCCTGACCGGATCGCCGATCACCAAGAGCCCGATGGACCTGTTCTCGCAGTGTGAATTATTAAAGGAAAAGTGCCTTGGGTTTAACAGCTACTTTGCGTATCAAAGCCGGTACGCGAACGTCCAGAAGCGCACGATGGGCCACCGGAGTTTCCAACAGATTGTTGGCTACCGCAGGCTGGACGAGCTGTCTGAGAAGCTGGACAAGATCAGTAACCGGACGCTGAAAGAAGACTGCTTGGACCTGCCAGAGAAGGTTTACATCAAGCGGTTTGTTGATCTGACGCCCGAGCAAGAACGTGTCTACAATCAGATGAAAAAGCTGGCGCTTGCCAAGCTGGAGACTGGAGAGTTAGCGACGACGGCCAGTGTGCTGACGCAGATCATGCGCTTGCAGCAAATCTGCTGCGGCCACTTCCAGCCCGACGACGAAGACATCAAAAATCTGAAAAACAACCGCATGAGCGAGTTGATGGATTTGATCGAAGAGGTCAACGGTAAGGCCATCATTTGGGCCACCTATACGCACGACATCCTGAACATAGCGTCCACGATCAGGGAGCGGTTTGGAGATGACAGCGTAGCGTGTTACTACGGCGGCACTCAGCAAGACGACCGGCAGGACATTGTGAACCGTTTCCAAGACAGGCGTGACCCGCTGCGGTTCTTTGTGGGTCAGCCTAAGACAGGCGGTTACGGCATCACCCTGACGGCTGCCAACACGGTCATCTACTACTCAAACAGCTATGACTTGGAGATACGCCTGCAATCTGAAGACCGGGCGCACCGTATCGGCCAAACAAACAAGGTCACCTACATTGATCTGGTCTCGCCCAACACCATCGACGAGAAAATCCTCACCGCGCTGCGGAGTAAGATTGATATTGCCGGGGAAGTGCTTGGCGAAGACGCCAAGGATTGGCTGCGTTAGTAAGCGTCCCGCTTACCCGCCCGGATGACCTCTAGGAACCGCTGGGCTTCCTCTTGCGACATGGGGCGCATCTCTTCATGCAGCTTTTCGTCATAGGACCGAAGTTCTTGGTGTGAAGGGGCCGTGGGCCATTTGATACCGCTTTGCTGTGCGCGTTGCGCGGCTTCTTCTACGTCTAGTATTTGTCCATCCCAGACCGTTGGGATTAGCGTTGGTGTCCCGTCTACGTCAACCTGCGCCGTATACACGGTTGAGACAGAGCCGTCTTCATTCTGGACGGCTTTACCCTCTGCAAGGTTGCGGTAATGGTGTTCTAGGATAGGGTCCATTAGCCTTTCTCT